GCCGCTATTCCTGATTACAAACTGAGAAAAAATGAAATGGGAAAACAGGTTTCACAGAGTTCACTTCGCTCGCTCGCGTTGGCACCTATGGCAGGCTTTCGCACAAAAACCGTCACCGTTCCGGAGTGGGAAAACGCCAGGGTAAAACTGCGTGAGCCATCAGCGCAGGCTTGGCTGGAATGGCAGCAGGTGCTTAACCCGAAGCAGGGAGAAGGCGAACCAGAAGAGCTGACGGCAGCAGAACGCGCATTGCGTAACAAGAGTGCTGATGTGGTGCTGTTTATCGATGTGCTCCTTGAAGAAGACGGTTCACAGGTCTTTACCGAAGAAGATAAAGCGCAGGTTGAACAGTTCTACGGCCCGGTGCATGCCCGTCTTCTTAAGCAGGCGCTCGATCTGACCACCTCGGCCTCCGAAGTGGAAAAGCCGTAAGCCAGCCCGGAACCTTCTTCCTGATGACGCTGGCGCTGCGTCTGGGCCGTACGCTTCACGAACTGAAGCAGACAATGACGGCGAGCGAGTTGCGTATGTGGATCGAATTTGACCGCCAGAACCCCATCAGCGATCGTCGAGGCGATATTCAGGCGGCGCAAATTTCCGCCGCGGTACTCAACTCGCAGGGCGCAAAGCTGAGTCTGGACGATCTGCTTCTTCAGTGGAGCGCGACGGAACCGAACGAAGAAAGCGCCGAGCTGGAAGGTTTCTTTGCCGCGCTGGCTGGTTAGCCCACTCAGGTGGGCTTTTTGTTTTTGAAAACGTCATGCTTGGCTTGGCTATGTAGGTTTTTAAGTGCTTGATACATCTGTGTATATGATGACATTTGTTCCATGAGATAAAATGTGACATTTGTCATTTCTTCCTCCCATTTAGAAAATTCTTCGGGAGTTTTAGGCCTGCGCTGGGAAAGGTCGCCATAGGTTCTCATTAGCTTTGAGTTATCAACGGCAGTTGGTATGGGAGACTTTAGTGCCTCATCAATCATGAAAATGATTTCAGTATTCATCGACCTGCCGTTTTCTTTGGCTCTAGCAGCTATTGCCTCCCTCATTCCTGCCGGAAGCCTAACGTTAAATCTGTCCATTTCTTGGCTTGGGAACTTACTCATAAATCCTCAAAATTGTAATTTTGACGATTAACAATAGCACCTACTTGACACCATGTTAAATGGTGCTAAATTGGTACTAGCACCAAGTTGGTGCCATCGTAAGGAGATAGGAAATGCAAGATGTGATTTATACCGGTCGTAAAAATGTGGTTTTCAATTTGAGACTTCCGGAGCGCATGGACGAGGAAATTCGCAAGCTGGCAGAAATGGACGGCATCTCTATTAACTCAGCGATTGTTCAGCGGCTGGCAAAGAGCCTGAGAGAGGAAAGGGCTAATGGTCAGTAAAAACAGCGAAGCCCCAACTGCGCTAACAGTCAGGGCCTCTAATTTGTCAGTTAACCTTTGCGAGAAAACCAACATGAACATTGTAGCCAAATCAGAACTTAACTTCCATGGTGTTAACCTGACTCCTGTTTCTGAAATGCAGGGAATTTGGCTTACCTCCGGGGATATTGCTAAGGCGCTCCACTACAGCAGCACAAAGTCAGTTACGAACCTTTTTAACCAGTATGCTGATGAGTTCTCACCGGCAATGACAATGGTCATTGAATCGATGACCAATGGTATTAACGGCTCATCTCGTCGCATGAAGACCCGCGTCTTCTCACTGCGTGGCGCTCATTTGTTAGCTATGTTCGCCCGCACTCCAGTAGCTAAAGAATTTCGCAAGTGGGTGTTGGATATTCTGGATCGCGAAGTGGAGCAATCTCCTATCGCCAAACATTTTACGGACGAAGAGTTATGCGAGCTGGCATGGATGTGGCATGTGGCCGAGCGTATGCGAGTTTTCGCCAGGGACATTCATCCGGCGCTGAGAGGCCTTAAATCTGAGTATGCGGGCAAGGCGTACGATTACGGCAATGAGTTCAACTATGTATTTGTAAGGGCGAGGGACATTCTACGAGAGCACACTGCCCACATTGATAAGAACGCTCATAATGGTGCCCGAGAAGAAAATTTGAAACTTCCACTAACGTGGCTGAGGGTGCCGGTGGACTTCCACTGATCACCAAAAAGAAAAACCGCCAGTGGCTGCTGGCGGTCTACTGATGTCTAACAACGTATAGGAACGTCTATGACTGCATTAAAGATAGCAGACCAAAGATCGCATGTCACTATGTCCAGCCGTGAGATTGCGAAGCTCACCGGGAAGGATCATAAGAATGTTATCCGCGATATCTGGGAAATGATTGATGACCTTTATGGGGTTGCAAAAGATGGCTCAGATCTGAGCCATAAGAAAAATCAAACGGTTACGTTGGCTGATGGTGTTGATGTAACGGTTGATTCTCGCGGCTATGTGTCACACTTCAGGCTGGATAAGCCACATGTGGAGTGCCTGCTTACTGGCTATAGTGCAGTTCTTCGTATGACGGTAATCAGACATATCTACCAGTTGGAGGCGCAGATAAACCGCCGCTCTTTACCTGGTAACTACAAAGAAGCATTACTCGCGCTGGTTCAAGCAGAAACAGAAAAGGAGCAGATTGCTTTAGAGCGCGATCAGGCTATTGAAACTAAAGCCTGGATCGGTGAAAAACGTGAAGCTACAGCAATGGCTACAGCATCAGCAGCCGTCCGCGCCAAGAACAAATTGGCTGAACGGATAGGGGAAGGAAAGAACTACGCCGCCATCATCCCGGTAGAGAAGAAACTCGGGCAGAAATTCAAATGGCAGCCGCTCCGCAAATGGTGCAGGGAGAATGACACTGATCCGCATGAAGTCGAAGATCCGCGATTTGGCACGGTGAAGTCGTGGCCCCGCGAGGCATGGCTTGCTGTATATGGCGTAGACCTACAGAAACTGTTCTGACTACCTACACAAGAAATGTAGGTGCTTATCTCAAACCCGCTTAATTGCGGGTTTTGTCGTCGCTTCGATCCCTGATACTCTTTCAGCATTTTAAACAAGGAGAAAGGGATATGAAAAAAATAGTCTTGATCACTGTTGCAACCTTATCTTTATTAGGATGCAAGCAACAGCGCACGTTACAGGATACGTTCGACCAGGAAAATGGTTGGGTTAAAATCTACAGCACAACTGACATAAATTTAGCTCAATCAAAAGCTGATGCTTATTGTGGTAACCATGCATTTTATTTAAAGCCAGAGCATGATTCTAATATTGGTATTGTTAACGAAAACCCAAATGACAATTTTCTCTTTAATTACATCCCTTACCAATGCAATGCGCACTATGCTGCAATAGCAGGGAATTCCGAAGCGAAAGCCATTGATGAAAAAGAGAAGTCTGATGCGTTAAAGTCTCTAGAAAAAGCAAAACGGCATCAATATGAAACACATAAATCTTTCGCCAAAAAACATGGGGGAGATTCATATAGCGTTGTTAATCCAGATGGAAGTATTGAAGCTTATAGCTTTGATGGTAATGGTAACGAATGTGTTGGATTCTCAAATCAAAATGGATCAGACGTGCACTGTAAATAAGGGTTCTGCTTACTTACTGAAAATACTGTTTATTCAAAAAGGCTACATTCGTAGCCTTTTTTGTTTGGAGGGCTAAATGGCAACTCTACGCGAATTAATAATCAAAATATCCGCTAACTCCCAATCCTTTCAGTCTGAAATTGCTCGTGCTTCGCGTATGGGCGCAGATTATTACAAAACAATGGAGCAGGGGGGGCGCCGTGCGGCTGCCGCTACGCGAGAAACGCAGCGTTCTTTGGGTGAGCTCAATGCTCAGCTTGCTTCGGTTCGCTCATCTGCTGCTGGTATGGCTGGCGCGTTTGCCGGGGCGTTTGCTACCGGACAGCTGATTCACTATGCCGATACCTGGAACCAGCTGAATGGCCGTCTGCGCCTCGCTTCCTCCTCGGCACAGGACTTTACCACGGCGCAACAGTCGCTGATGTCTATCAGTCAGCGGACCGGAACCTCATTTGAGGCAAACGCCAACCTCTACAGCAGAATCGCTCAGTCCCTGCGTGACGCTGGCTATGCATCTGCGGACGTGGCGAACGTCACCGAAACCGTGGCGACCTCCCTCAAGTTGTCCGGCGCCAGCACAGAAGAAGCAAGTTCGGTAATTACACAATTAAGCCAGGCGCTTGGCTCCGGTGTCCTGCGAGGTGAGGAATTTAACGCCATTATGGAAAGTGGCGGGCGCCTCGCAAAATTCCTTGCTGATGGGCTTAATACATCTGTCGGCGGCCTGCGTAATATGGCTAACAATGGCGAACTAACCACTGAAAAGATCGTCCCATTGCTAACCAATGTTTCTCAGCTTCGTAAAGAGTTCGAATCGCTTCCCGCCACAGTAAGTGGATCTGCTCAGAAAGTGCAGAATGCTTTTATGGCTTGGGTTGGCGGGGCCAGCGAAGCTACCGGTGCTTCCTCAGCTTTAGCTGGTGCTTTAGATGGCCTGGCTAACAATATTGATAATGTTGCCGCTGCCGGAGCGGTTTTGGCTGGAGTTGGCGTAGCGAAATACTTCGGTGGTATTGCTACTGGTGTTTCTGACTCGATTGGCAAGCTTGTATCTGCCAAAAAGGAAACAATCGCACTGGCTGATGCGCAGCTTTATTCCGCAACTCAATCTCAAAGAAAGGCGGTTGCGGCAGCGGAAGCTGCAAGGTCAGATTATGCATTGGCTGTGGCAGAAGCAAACGTAGCTAAAAATACCAACGCATCGGTAATTGCCTCACAAAATCTGATCAAAAAACGCAGTGAGATGATGGCGGCCAATGCCTCTCTTGTCCTGTCTAACAGGGCAGTAATAACCGCTCAGGAAAATCTCAACAAAGCCACATCGCTTACCAGTTTTGCTAAATCAGGCTTAAGCGGCGCGCTATCTGTTATAGGTGGTTGGCCTGGCGCATTGATGGCTGTCGGCGCAGCATGGCTGTATGTTTATGAGAAGAGCGAACAGGCCCGTAAAGCTGCCTTGGACTACGGCGAAGAAATTTCTAAAGCAAAACCAGTGAGTGGTGTCGCCATTCCGCAGGGTAACTTAACAAATGAAATCGATAAGTCATCGGTTTCTATGAGAGCCCAGGCCGAAGAATTATCACTTCTAAATAACCGAATCGCTGAATTAAACCAGCAACAATATAATGCTCGCCAGGCCATGAAGAATAGTGAGGAGGGTAGCTGGTCATATAATAACGCTCAGGAAGCATTGGTTAATGTTAACCAAGAATTAACTGATGCTGAGAGGCGAAGAAATGAAATATTAAGTCAACTTATCGCAACAACAGATCGACATAACATGCTGTTGCGTCAGAATGCCGCCGCGCAAACAGCTTATTATAATAATCTAATATTAATGAACGGGCAGGGTACATTATTTCGTCAAACGCTTGACGGTATTAATGAAGCACTTGCCCGCAACACGACTTTAACTGCGTCCCCGCTTCGACTACCGCAAGCGCCAGTATCGGATAAGGATCAGGAAACGTTACTGCGCAAACAGCAGCAGGCCGAACTGGAAGGCTTAACGGGCTTGGCCAGAGTGCGTCGGCAGGCAGAGATTGAGCTGCAAAATATGGGCCGCACAGGTCCTCAAAACGCAACTTACGCAGCAGATTATCTAAAGGCTGCTGAGCAGGGTTATGCAAATAGCCAGAAGGTTGCTGCCGCTCAAAAAGCACAGGCTGACGCAACACGTGATGCGGACAAGGCCGCTCGCGAGGCCGCTCAAACTACCGAACAATACAGCCGGAAAATGGCTGACCTCAGCATTGCCACTGAGGTGCAAAAGGTTCGGGCCAACCAGGGTGAAAAAGCTGCTGAGTTGTTTGCCGCCTCCCATGAAGCCGGAACTAAATGGAGCGAAGAGCAGCGCAAATCCATTGAGGCGGGTGCCGTGGCGCTGGCGCAGTGGACACAGAAAGCCGATGAGGCTGTCCGCAAGCAGCATGAAATGGCCGATGCGCTGAAAGATCTGAAGGATGCGGGGCGCCGTTATCAGGATGAAGCTGACTTAACTTCCGCCACGTCTGGGATGGGGAACCGTCAGCGTGAGCAGTACCGCGAGCGGCAGGAAGTTGAGCGCGTGTTTGATAAAACCGATAAGGGGGCTGAGGCTATTGCTGCGCGCCAGGCTGCACTGGATGCGCTTGATAAAAAATATAAGCAGGCGAAGGCAAGCGAACTGGACTGGCGCGCGGGCGTAAGCGCGGGACTGTCAGACTGGATGGATAACGTTAGCAACATTGCCGGCACGGTATCGCAGGGTATTACCTCCACGATGGACAGTGCGCTTGATAACGTCTCCGCAATGCTGGTGGGTAACAAGGCCAGCTGGAAGGACTGGGGGTTATCCGTTCTGCAGACTATCTCAAAGGTTGCGCTGCAGATGGCCGTGGTTAACGCGATGGGTGGCGGTTCGTCTGGCAGTGGACTTCTTGGCTCCCTCCTCGGTGGAATTGTGGGCGGTGTCGCCGGAAGCGCATCCGGCGGCGCGAATGCAGGCACCGCCATCCAGAACTACGGCGCGTCTTTCCAGTTTAACGCGAAGGGTGGGGTTTATTCGTCAGCCGATCTGAGCAGCTACAGCGGCAGTGTCGTTGATACTCCCACCTTTTTTGCGTTTGCGAAAGGGGCGGGCGTGATGGGCGAGGCCGGGCCGGAAGCCATTATGCCGCTTACCCGCGACGCTTCAGGCAGGCTTGGTGTTAAAGCGCTGGGCAGTGGCACGAAGGGCGGCGCGGGTGTCAGCGTCAGCATCGGAACCATTAATTTCACAGGCGGCACAGGTGGTGCGCAGGGCAACACTAACGCCGCCGGCGCGGTGGCTAACCAGATCACCGGCGCCATCATCGATACCATCAATACGCAGCTGCGCAAGCCCGGCACTCCGTTGTGGAACGCCACGCAGGGCAAGCGCTGATGCTCCTTACTTACCCGCTGCGGCGGGTTTTTTTATGGGTGAAACATGGCAACCGAAACCTTTACCTGGTGCCCGCGCATTAATGCCGGCGGCGAGGTCACTCACCGCGTCCGCCGCGCGCAGTTCGGCGACGGGTATGCCCAGGCGTCGGGCGACGGCATCAACGCCCGCGGTCAGAAATGGGATCTGGAATTTGTAGGTGATGAAAGCTACATCACCGCGATTATGGATTTCCTCGACAGGCATGGCGGCAGCCATTCATTCATCTGGCAGGCACCGCTGAAAGGCGCGGGGCTTTACCGCTGTGATGCCTACCGCCCGTCGGCGCTGGGCGCCGGTAAATATTCGCTTTCAGCGACCTTCACACAGGCATTCGCTCCGTAGGTACTTATGGCAATCAGTAATGACGTTCAGAAGCTCGAGCCCGGCGACAGTGTCCGCCTGGTGACCGTCGACGGCTCGGCGTTCGGCGCGGGCGTGCTGCGCTTTCACGCCTGCACCATTCCTCATACGCCGGAAGAAATCGCGGCGAGCGGCGGCGACTCCTCAAAGCTTGCCGCTAAATCCATCTGGTTTGATGGCGAGGAGTACGGTGCCTGGCCGTTTGAAATTACCGGGCTGGCGTCGTCGAGTGACGGCCAGAGCGCGGAGCCGGTGCTGCGCGTCGCTAACCTTGATGGCGTGGTGACCGCGCTCTGCCTGCGCTTTGATGACATGGTACAGGCGAAGGTTACTGTTCTGGATACGTTCGGCCAGTATCTCGATGCGCGCACCTTTCCCGACGGCAACCCGTCTGCCGATCCGGGGCAGTATTTCCGCCAGGTGTTTTACATCGACAGCAAGGCGGCTGAAGACAATGAAGTGGTGGAGTTCCACCTCTCCAGCCCGATGGACCTGCAGGGACTGCTGATCCCGACGCGGCAAATCACGGCGGTCTGCACCTGGGCCTGCCGCAACAAATACCGCAGCGGTGACGGCTGTACCTACAACGGCCCGCGCATGTTTGATCTGAAAGGTAACCCGGTGACCGACCCGGCACAGGATAAATGCTCGGGCCTGCTGACCGACTGTAAAAAACGCTTTGGTTCGGATGCCCGGCTCGATTTCGGCGGCTTTCCGGGTGCCAGCCTGATCCGGAGGTAACCATGCGCGATAAAACCATTGCCGGTATCCTGGCCCATGCTGAGGCAGAATACCCGCGCGAGTGCTGTGGCGTGGTGGCACAAAAAAGCCGCGTCGAGCGGTATTTCCCGTGCCGGAATATCACCGGCGCGCCGGAGGAGCAGTTTGAGCTGTCTCCGGAAGATTACGCGGCGGCGGAAGACTGGGGCACCATCACTGCCATTGTGCATTCCCACCCTGGCGACGGTGCCACCACCCAGCCGAGCGAGCTCGACCAGCTGCAGTGCGATGCTCACGGCATCCCCTGGGTAATCGTCTCGTGGCCGGAAGGCGACCTGCGCACCATTGCGCCCCGCGGCGAACGGCCGCTGGAAGGGCGCGCCTTTGAGCTGGGTTATGCCGACTGCTGGTCGCTGGTGATGGACTGGCACCGCCGGCAGGGTGTGACGCTTCGCAACTACAGCGTGGATTACCCGTGGTGGGAGCGGGGAGAAAATCTCTATATGGATAACTGGTATGCCGAGGGGTTTCGCGAGGTCACAGAGCCGCGCCCCGGCGACATGGTGCTGATGCAGGTGTCCGCCCCGGTGGTGAATCACGCCGGTATTCTGCTGGAAGGTAACCAGCTGCTGCATCATCTGTACGGCCAGCTCTCCTGCACTACGCCTTACGGCGGCTATCTGCGTGAGCGCACGATTAAAATAGTCAGACACAAGGATCTGCCATGAACGAACTGAAAACGGTGCGGCTGTACGGCGCGCTTGGCGCGCGGTTCGGTCGGGTGCACCGGCTGGTGATTGCCAGCCCTGCAGAAGCCTGTCGCGCGCTGTCGGTCATTCTTCCGGGTTTTGAGCAGTACATGCAGACGGCGCACCTGCGCGGCCTGCGCTTTGCCGTGTTCCGGGGGAAAAAGAACATCGGCCAGGACGAGCTGAAGCATAACAGCGGCGAAGAGGATATCCGCATCGCGCCGGTGATTGCCGGAAGCAAGCGTGGCGGTGTGCTGCAGACCATTCTTGGTGCCGTACTGGTGGTGGGAGCGCTTGCTCTTGGCCCCGTGGGTATCGGTGCCATCGCAGGCAGCACGGCGATGAGTATTGGCCTTATGGGCGGTTCGATGATGATTGGCGGCGTGGTGCAGATGCTGTCACCCCAGCCCGGCGGACTGGCATCGCGTCAGGACCCCGATAACGCGCCGAGCTATGCGTTCGGCGGGCCCGTGAATACCACGGCAATGGGTAACCCCGTCGGGCTCCTGTATGGCGAGCGCGAAATCGGCGGCGCGATTGTCTCCGCCGGTATCTACACCAATGACCAGTAATTAGCCGGGAGCATGATAGACAGGTTGTCGACCAAGCCTCTCGATAGACAAATTTTAAGCATGATAACAGCGCCCGAGGGCGCTTTTTTTATGGGCGCGGTATGGAAAAAATAACCGGTAAAAAGGGTGGCGGTGGTAATTCACGCACGCCGCGGGAGTCTCCTGATTCATTACAGTCGATCGCGACGGCCAAAATACTGCTGGCGCTGGGCGAGGGGGAGTTCGCCGGCGGCCTGACGGATAAAGATATTTTCCTCGACGGTACCCCGATCCGCAGCGCCGACGGCACGCTTAATTTTCCCGATGTGAAATGGGAATTTCGCCCTGGCACCCAGACGCAGGATTACATCCCCGGCATACCGTCGGTGGAAAATGAAATCACCGTTAACACTCAGCTTAAAGCCACACAGCCGTGGACGCGCGCCATCAGCAACACGCAGCTTTCTGCGGTCCGGGTACGTCTCGGTGTGCCTTCACTGCAGCGCATGAAGGACAACGGGGATGTGGTGGGCTACCGCGTCGAATACAAAATTGAGCTGTCCACAGACGGCGGCGGGTATGTCACAGTGCTGAACAGCGCGTTCGACGGTAAAACCACCTCCCTCTATGAGCGCAGCCATCGCATTGACCTTCCGCCCGCCCGGACCGGCTGGCAGCTTCGTGTGAGCCGGACGACGGCGGACAGCACCTCCAGCCGCATCGTGGATACGACGAACATCGAAGCGTATTCCGAAATCATCGATGCAAAACTGCGCTACCCGAACACCGCGCTGCTCTTTGTGTCGTTCAACGCGAAGCAGTTCAGCAATATTCCGCAAATCAGCGTACGCGCCCGCGGGCGGCAAATCCGCGTGCCCACGACATACGATCCGGTGGCGCGCACCTATTCCGGCACCTGGGACGGCTCGTTTAAATGGGCCTGGAGCAACAACCCCGCATGGGTGTTTTACGACCTGGTGCTGAGTGACCGTTTCGGGATCGGAGACCGGCTGGACGCGACGCAGGTGGACAAGTGGGAACTCTATCGTATCGCGCAGTACTGCGATCAGCCCGTGCCGGACGGTACCGGCGGCAGCGGTACCGAGCCCCGCTTTCTCTGCGACGTGTATATCCAGAGCCAGAACGAGGCGTTTACGGTGCTGCGCGACCTGGCGAGCATCTTCCGCGGCATGACCTACTGGGCCGGTAATCAGCTGGCCGCGCTGGCGGATATGCCGCGCGATATGACGTATGTCTACACCCGCGCCAACGTTATTGACGGCAAATTCTCCTACGCCAGCGGCAGCGAGAAGAACCGTTATTCAACGGCGATGGTGAGCTGGTCAAACCCGGAGAACCATTACACCGATGAAGTGGAAGCGGTGATGGAGCCTGATCTGGTGCGGCGCTACGGCGTGCGCCAGACGCAGATCTCCGCCATTGGCTGCACGCGGCGCACCGAGGCCAACCGCCGCGGCCGCTGGGCACTGCTGACAAATGCTAAAGACCGGATGGTGAGTTTCGCCACCGGGCTGGAAGGCATGATCCCGCTGCCGGGCCATATCATCGGCGTGGCGGATCAGTATCTGTCGGGGCGGGTGATGGGCGGGCGTATCAGCCAGGTAAACGGTCGCGCGCTGACGCTCGACCGGGTGCCGGATGCAAAAGCGGGCGACAGGCTTATCGTCAACCTGCCGTCCGGCAAATCACAGGCCCGTACCCTTCAGGCGGTCAGCGGTCGTAATGTCACGGTGTCTGCGGTATTCAGCGAAACGCCGGAGCGCGAGGCGGTCTGGTCGGTGGATGCGCAGGATGTCGCGATCCAGCAGTACCGCGTCACGTCCGTTGAAGACAATAACGACGGCACCTGGACCATCAGCGCCGTGCAGCACAACCCGGATAAATATGCCGCCATCGATTCCGGCGCGCGGCTCGATGAGCGTCCGGTATCAGCCATTCCACCGGGCGTGCAGGCACCGCCAGCCTCCGTGACCCTCAGCAGTTACAGCCGCGTGGTGCAGGGTCTCAGCGTGGAAACCCTGCGTGTCGCCTGGCCCGCGGCACCCGGCGCGGTGACGTATGAATGCCAGTGGCGCAAGGATAACGGCGACTGGGTGAATGTGCCGCGCACAAGCTTGCTCGGCTTTGAGGTGCAGGGTATCTATGCCGGGCGGTACATGGCGCGCGTCAGCGCCGTGAACGCCAGCGATGTCGCCTCGGTCTGGCAGACCAGCGTGGAAGTGACGCTGACCGGCAAGGTGGGGCAACCGCCGGTGCCGCTGAACTTCCGCACCACGCCGATTAACTGGGGCATCCAGCTCGACTGGAACTTCCCTGACGGTGCTGACGACACGCTGATGACCGAAATTCAGTATGCCGCCGCGACCGACGGCAGCGACGCGCTGCTGCTTTCGGATGTGCCGTATCCTGCGCACAGTTTCACGCAGCTTGGCCTGCGTGCCGGGCAGATCTTCTGGTACCGCGCGCGGCTGGTGGACCGCATCGGGAACCAGTCAGCCTGGACTGGCTGGGTGCGGGGTATGGCGAACGACAACGCGGAGGATTACCTGGGTGATATTACCGGGGATTTTCTCACCAGTGCCGACGGTCAGGCGCTGCAGCAGCAAATCGACACTAACATCGAGGCGGTGATGCAGAACGCACTGGCGAACAACGCCACGGTCGATCATCAGTGGAAGCAGTATGGTGAAGTGCGCGCCGATATTCTGGTGGTGAAAACCACTATCGCCGACGTTGATAAAGCGATGGCTGATATGAGCACTCAGGTCCAGGCGCAGATAGGTAATGTCACGGCCGCGCTGGAAGACAAACTGACCGCCGTGGTGGATGCCAGTGGGGCTACGGCCATTCATACGCTGAAAGCAGGCGTGCGGATTAACGGCGACTACTACAGTGCTGGCATGAGCATCGCGGTACTGGCGCAGGCCGGGCAGCCGGTCGTGACACGTGTTGCGTTTAATGCCGATCAGTTTGTGCTGACCACCGGCAGCGGTGCCAGCCAGTTCTCGCCGTTTGCTGTGGTGGGCGGGCAGGTGTTTATGAACTCTGCCTTTATTCAGGATGGCACCATTACCAGTGCCAAAATCGGTGCCTTTATCCAGTCGGCAAATTACGTGGCAGGAACATCAGGCTGGCGATTGGGCAAGGATGGAAACTTCGAACTTAACGGAAGCGGCGGCAATGGTCGAATGCTAATTACTAATAACATAGTACAAATATGGGATTCCAATAATGTTCTGCGTGTAAGAATGGGGCTTTTCTGATGTCTGGTTTGCAATGTTGGGATGCCACTGGGCGGCTTGTGGTAGATCTCGGAGACTACCTGTTAAAAAAACAAGCGGAAGTACAGGTGCCTTCCAAACCGGGGGCATATAAACAAGTTAACGTGCCAATATCGGGGGTTACAGAATCTTGTTTTGCTGTGCTTAATTGCGACACTATTCAGTCCAAAACATGGGTTACGTCTTGCTACAATGGTGGGGTGACAATTTACTTTACTCTCAGTCAGTATTTTTACGGAACTGCAACATTAGAAATTTACTCATATATATAGGTGCTTTATGAGCGGTTTTGAGGTAAGAAATTCAGCAGGTTCTGTCACAGTGAATAGTGACTACTCATCACCCAGGCTTCTCCGATATGAGGAGAAGCCTAAAATGGGTAAAACTGGTGACTGGGGCGGAACAATACCGGATATGGGCAAGATTGAAAGCTTGGCCTACCTTGAAGATTCTATTACCCCTTCAGGAACGACATATACACAAAACTACCACAAGCCGGGCCAGATAATGTGGTTTCGGCTGGCTGTAGGTGCATGGGGCCTTCCTGGCGCAGATTATTTTATTCCCAACCAGGTTAATTTGGCCTTCACCTCAATGAGCGCGCCGATAGAGTCTGGTTATTTAGATGTTTTCGACGGATCTGGTAAATTGATATGGTCTGCTAAATCGGCAGCATCCACTCCACGAATAATCGGGTTTATTAATGTTCCCGCAGGTTATGACCTTTTAAATAAAACGCTGTCCGTTGCCGTGCCGGGAACGCCATTTTTCCCGTCCGATATGTTTCCTGGCCTGCTTAATGAAACCTCGGAAGGAGCCGGAGGGCGAGCCAGTCTCGCGATTAAACAACAATCAGGTAGCGTTTTATTGCGATATGACGCTTATAACAACCCGCCCTATACCAAGACGCCGTTATATTCAAGGGGGTTCAAAATCCCCTACGCGATATTTCCTACACTTTAACCCGCCGAAGCGGGTTTTTTTATTTCAGGAGACAGTCATGTCTGCAGGAACTCTTACGCTAACCAATAAATCAGCTGCCGTTTCAGGCACAGGAACGTCATTCACAACGGAACTGAAGGCGGGAGACTTCATTGTTGTTAAAATTGGTGGGGCTCCTTACACCCTGCCTGTTAAAACAATTACAAGCAATACTCAGCTGACGCTTGTCAGTAATTACACGGGGCCAACTCAAAGTGGAGTCGCCTGGTTTGCCGTTCCGCAGGAAGCACAAAGCTTAATTACTGCGGCTCTTGCCTCACAGACCGCAGAAGCATTACGTGGTCTTAACCTCGACAAGACAAACTGGCAACAGGTTTTTTCAGGCACAGGCAATATTACGGTCGCTCTACCTGACGGTAGCACTTATACAGGGCCAGCCTGGAATTATTTAGCCTCCGGACTGGATAGCAAGGCAGCCAAAGGCGCAAATAACGACATCACTTCTCTGTCAGGGCTTACCACGGCACTGAGCATTGAACAGGGCGGTACAGGCGCTTTTAGCGCCTCCACAGCCAGACAAAATCTTGGATTAGGCACTGCGGCAACCTCAAATGTGCAGACATCTATAGATGATGCTACAACCGGTGCGATTTTAACCGTTGGTGCATTTGGAATTGGCGGCACTACAGGAATGACTGGCCCGACGAATGCCAATCTTATTAATAAAAACGGAATCTGGAACGGGGCCAGCGCCGGATCAACAAATTACTTCGATCCCTATTCGCCATTGCTGTGCATGTTCCGCACGCTCACAACCAGCAGCCAGCTACAGGCAACTATAGACGGAAGGCTCGCAGTTCGTGGATATAATGGCAGCACAATGAGCGCCTGGAATCAGTGCTATACCACTGGGAACACCACTAAGGCGAGTGATGGCACGCTGAAAGCGGCATCGCCAGTGGCGCGCATAGTTAAAAGCCAGGATGACTGCCAGCGCGCTGATGTAAATGAGGATGGATTTTCCTGGTGTGGTTGCGGCACCGCAAATACTGAAGCCGATGGTATCAGCATTTCACGCCTGGATGTTGGCGTATATGTCATAACCGGCTCCGCGGGGCTGGCAACGTCTGGATGGCAGTTACTTCCTCCGCGTGACCCTCAGGGATCGGGTGATCTGGGCATTGTTGAGGCCGAACAAACCGAGAGCGGCGGCCTGACTATCAGACTTTATAAACGTCGCTATATTATTTCTGAAGAGGGTGAAATAGTGGCCAGGAAGGGAGCAGCGATTGATGTTCCTGCAAACAGCTGGATTGATGTTCGTCTGGATATGCCGGGAACAAGCCTCTGGAACCAGCGTCAACAAGTGGTGATAAATGAGGAAAATGGGATTTAAGAAAAGTGCGCCGGGCTGTGGCTGTAAATGCCGAACTTATCTTCACCGGAATATGGATTTTGTTAAATTGAGTTAACTCAAGAACCTCGTGAAGAAAAAAATTGTCTTCTTCTCAAAGCACTTACAAATCCCACTGCCGTTGCGTATTGATTTCGTTACCTCCTGAAATTACTGTATAAATACACAGTAATTTTACCGGGAGGTACATAATGAAAATACACCCCCTCGTCTGGCCGGTTACGCCAGTCAACATCCCATTCTATGCAGACCTGATTTCAGCAGGCTTTCCGAGTCCTGCTGCCGATTATATCGACAGCGGCATTGACCTCGTTTCCCACCTTATTGCACATCCTTCATCCACCTATGTCCTGCGGGTTGCCGGCGACTCGATGCGCGACGCTGGCATCCTTGACGGCTCGCTTTTGCTGGTGGACTTCAGTCTGCACGCGAAGCATAACGACATCGTGGTCGCCAGTATTGGCGGGGAGTTTACCGTTAAAAGGCTGGTGACGTACCCGGTGGCGCAGCTGCGCGCCGAGAACCCGGCTTACCCGCCTATAGCTGTTTATGACGCCGACGACCTCGAAATCGTCGGCGTTGTCATTTGCGTGATTAATACCCTGCACCGCAATGTTCGCGCTGGTTGATATGAACTCGTTCTACACGAGTTGCGAGACGGCATTCCGTCCGGATCTGGCCGGTCAGCCCATTGTGGCGCTCTCGAATAACGATGGCTGTGTGATAGCGCGCAGCCGCGAAGCAAAAGCGCTTGGCATAAAAATGGGCATGCCCTGGTTCCAGCTGCGCGAGATGCAGTTTCCGCAGCGGATCATTGCCTTTTCCAGCAACTATGAACTTTACGGTGATATGAGCCAGCGGGTGATGACCACGCTTGAGGAAATGTGCCCACGTGTCGAGGTATACAGTATCGATGAAGCATTCTGTGACCTGACGGGGGTGCGGAACTGTCGCGATCTGGCTGATTTTGGCCGGGAGATACGCGATACGGTCCGGCGCAATACGCGGATTCATTGTGGTGTCGGTATCGCCCAGACAAAGACGCTGGCGAAACTCGCCAATCGCGCGGCTAAGCAGTGGCCGCAGACGGGTGGGGTGGTGGACCTGTCAAACCAGACGCGCCAGCGCCGGCTGATGGCGCTGATGCCAGTGGAGGAAGTCTGGGGCGTCGGTCGGCGTATTGCCAGAAAGCTGGAGGCGATGGGCGTTAAAAACGCTTTGCATCTCTGTGATACCGATATCCGCTTTATCCGCAAACACTTTAACGTCGTGCTGGAGCGCACCGTGCGCGAGCTGCGCGGTGAGCCCTGTCTGGAGATCGAGGAGTTTGCCCCGGCGAAACAGGAAATCGTCTGCAGCCGGTCATTCGGGGAGCGAATCACCGACTATGAAGCGATGCGCCAGGCTATCTGCAGCTATGCGGCGCGCGCGGCGGAAAAGCTCCGCGGCGAACATCAGTTCTGCCGGTACATTTCAGTGTTCGTGAAAACGTCGCCGTTCTCTGCTGAGCCGTATTACGGCAACCACGCCGGGACCAAACTGCTGACGCCCACACAGGACACGCGAGACATTATCGCCGCGGCGACGGGCTGCCTCGATGCGGTCTGGCGCGACGGCCACCGGTACCAGAAAGCGGGCGTTATGCTGGGTGACTTTTTCAGCCAGGGCGTGGCGCAGCTGAATCTGTTTGAAGAGAACGCGCCGCGCGCGGACAGCGCGGCACTGATGTCCCTGATGGATAAACTCAACAAGCAGGGCAGGGGAACACTCTATTTTGCGGGGCAGGGCATCCAGCAGGCGTGGCAGATGAAGCGGGAGATGCTGTCGCCGTGTTACACGACGCGGTTAACTGATGTACCTGTTGCAAAAGCAAATTAAAGATATAAAAAACCCGGCTTAATGGCCGGGTTTACGAAGGTAGCCTTATGCAGCTTGCTTAGCTTTCTTCGCCAGATTACGGCTGATTTTATCAGTTAAGAATTCAGCGCGTGTCATTTTCTTTTCAATATTTGCAAATAATTCAGTGATTTGCTTTTGAGTCATATGCAGTCCCCCTCCGCTCGCTACAGTACTTGTTCACTTAACTTTTAGATACCAATAAATGGTTTCTTTTCCAGGATGCAGATAACCTCTTGCAGCTTTTCTTGATTGCCATCTTCTATGGCACTAGCCATCTGGTGCATCAACTGGACGTATTCTCCAATCACATCCGCTTGGTAATCAAAACCAAGCGCATCAGCAACTTTTCTCATATCATCATGAATGCTTGATAGTATGTCTGCACGTTCCCGATAACTTGGGTTTTCAGCTTGCAGATATTCAATATCAAAGGAGAAAAGCTTGGTTTGAGAAAGCGCTCTTGCCACTACGTGAAGAATGCGCGAATACAAACCATCGAAGATCACCTTGTTCAAATTGTGAACATTGTGAGATTGGGTCAC